AAGAGTTGCCCGTCTCTCACGCCTGTCACACCACGGCTTGACCAAGAAAACCCGGTCTTTGCTCGCCAGGCTATCCCGGAGGCAGGTGTCGCATCTGTGCCGGTCTCTCCCAGTTGTCACGCCCATTGACTCTTGGCGGCGTTCCCGATTCGGCGTCCCGAAAGTGAGTGGCCCGCCGGTTTGAGGAACGCTTTCGCGTCTAGCCTTGGCGGGCTCTAGAAAGCTCTTTTATGGAACTAGACCCCATCCCTGAAGAAGCACAGAAAGCTACTGAAATTGCTTATGCACTTTTACTTGATTCCATGAGTAGAGATATGGACTACGAAGAGTTTACTTTTCAAATGGAAGGCGGGCCAGACGACGGGGATGAGTACAAGGTTATTATGCTGAAAGTATGAGTTATCTCTCTGAAGACACCTTTCTAAGCCTCAGTCTTGCCAATGATTTATGCAATGAAACAGAGAGAGCAGAGGCGTGGAAACAGATGGCTGTGCTTTTGGCTAGTGTCTTGAGGGACTGCTATGTTGGACCTTATTCTTACAAAAATGATGCCCTAGAAGCGTTTAAGGACTTGCTCAAAAATGAAAAGCCTTTTAACATTTAGGTTCACTAGTCATTCCGGGGGTTTGACTGAGCGAAACGGAAAATACCCGGCCCTATGTGTGTAGGTGTCCGGGGATTCGTTTCTCTATGAACGACGTTTACCACCCCAAGCACTACACTGAACACCCTAGTGGCGTGGAGTGTGTGACTATTGCAGAGGCGTTTAACTTCAACCTCGGCAATGCCATCAAGTACATCTGGCGAGCTGGCCTCAAGACTGAAGACCCAGTAGAGGACCTCAAGAAGGCTGCTCAGTACATTAAGTTTGAGATTGCTAGGATTCACAGGAGTAGAGGACAATGATTCTAACTAAATTACAAATTCAAGAGCTTCGCGAAGCCGCTATACCTCTGATGAAATGGCTGGAAGAAAACTGTCACCCTCACGTTACAGTGATTGTAGATAGTGAGCGTGCTGAATTGGTTGAAGGACTTGCTGTTGTGTTAAAAGAGCCAAAGTCACAATGAGCGATCTTCTCGACGGCCTCGACAAGAGCCTAGAGCTGACCCTCTTACTGGAAGAGTCTCTGAGGCGCCGTAAGGAGCGTAAGATTGGCACCTACTTCCCTGACACTGGCGAGTATCGGCGCGAACTGTATCCTAAGCACATCGCTTACTTTAAGGCCGGGGCACGGTATAGGGAGCGGCTGATGATGGCTGCCAATCGTATTGGCAAGACTGAGAGCATTGGCGGGTACGAGATGGTGCTGCACATGACAGGCAGATATCCCGCTTGGTGGGAGGGGAGGAAGTTCGACCGCCCCGTCAGCACCTGGGCCGCCGGCGACACCGGCAAGACAACTCGCGACATTCTCCAGATGAAGTTGCTAGGACCGCCCGGGGAGTTTGGCACGGGTCTGATTCCTAAGTCAGATCTCCTCAAGACGACTGCTAAAGCCGGCGTAGCAGAGGCCATTGAAGTTATTACCGTTCGTCATGCTTCTGGTGGCGAGAGTAGGCTGACATTCAAGTCGTACGACCAGCGCCGGGAAGCGTTTCAAGGCTCTGAACAGGATGTGATCTGGTTGGACGAAGAGCCTCCGTTGGATGTCTACACAGAGTGTTTGCTTCGGACGATGACCAACAATGGCATGACAATGCTTACGTTCACGCCTCTAATGGGGATGAGTGAGACAGTGTTGTCTTTCATGCCGAATGGGGAGGTGCAAGAACAGGCTTCGGGGAGCAAGTACATTGGCATGGCGACTTGGGACGATGTCCCGCATCTGACTAAGATCCAAAAAGAAGAGCTTTGGGCGTCGATACCGCCGTTTCAAAGGGATGCCCGCTCTAAGGGTGTGCCACAGCTTGGAGCGGGAGCTATTTACCCGGTGCCAGAGAGTGAACTGATTTGTGAAGAGTTTGCTATCCCAGAGCACTGGAGGAGGTGCTATGGTATGGACGTAGGTTGGAACCGTACCGCGGTTATCTGGGGCGCCACTAACCCGGATACAGAGGTGACGTATCTCTACTCGGAGTACTACCGTGGCCAAGCAGAGCCGATCCTACATGCTGAAGCGATCAAAGCTCGGGGCGAGATGCCGGGGGTAATTGATCCAGCCAGTCGGGGTCGAGCGCAGACAGATGGGCAACAGCTTCTTGGCATGTACCGCAGACACGGCCTCGACATAACGCTGGCGAACAACGCCGTCGAGAGCGGGCTGTACAATGTTTGGCAGACGATGTCGGCTGGGAAGCTGCGTGTTTTCCAGAATCTTCGGAACTGGTTGTCAGAGTTTCGCCTTTATCGTAGAGACGAAAAGGGGCGTGTGGTAAAAGATAACGACCATTTGATGGACGCGACACGGTATTTAGTAGTAAGTGGCTTGAGTAGGGCTGCTATTCCGTCTAAGTATGGTATAAAGAAGAATAGTTCATTTGCGATGCCAGTGCTTAATTTTTTCAAGAGATGACTGAAGACAAACTTTCCCTAATTCACCAAGCTGCCCGCGCAGAGTTCGATCAAATTCAAGGCACGATGTACCAAGAGCGCATGAACTGCGTGGGGGATCGCAGGTTTTGCTCCTTGGCCGGCGCCCAATGGGAAGGCCCTCTTGGCGAGCAGTTCGAGAACAAGCCACGGTTTGAGGTCAATAAGATCCATATGGCGGTGCTGCGAATCATTAACGAGTATCGCAACAACAGGATCACAGTAAATTTCTCCTCCAAGGAAGGAGAAGAGTACGACAGGCTCGCTGACACTTGTGCCGGGTTATACCGAGCCGACGAACAGGACTCAGGAGCGGAGGAGGCCTACGATAACGCCTTTGAAGAGGCTGTGATGGGCGGGTTCGGGGCGTGGCGGCTTAGGACAGAGTATCAGAACGAAGAAGATCCCGAGGACGACAAACAGCGGGTGTGCATTGAGCCGATCTTTGATGCCGATTCGAGCGTCTACTTTGACTTAGGCGCCAAGCGACAGGATAAGGCAGATGCCAAGCGGTGTTTCGTGCTCACCAGCATGACAATGGACGCCTACAAGGCTGAGTACGACGATGACCCTTCGACTTGGCCTAAGACGATTACCCGCTCCCAGTTCGACTGGTACACTCCGAGTGTCGTCTACGTCGCTGAGTACTACAAGGTGGAGGAAGTCGCTGAACAGATCAGGATCTATCAGGACTTCAACGGCAAAGAAGAGTCGCTCAGGCCCGAGGAACTCGACAAAGAAGAAGAGATGCTCGCGACCGGCTGGAAGGAAGTCAGGCGCAAGAAGATCAAGACCCGTAAGGTCCGTAAGTACATCATGTCTGGGGCCAAGATCCTTGAGGACTGTGGACACATTGCCGGCAAAAACATCCCGATCATCCCTGTGTACGGGAAGCGTTGGTTTGTTGACAACGTAGAGCGGTGCATGGGGCACGTCAGGCTGGCGAAGGATGCGCAGCGCCTTAAGAACATGCAGCTAAGTAAGCTGGGCGAGATCAGTGCGCTCTCTGCCATGGAGAAGCCCATCATGGTCCCTGAACAGGTGGCCGGCCATCAGTTGATGTGGGCAGAGGATAACCTCAAGAACTACCCTTACCTCCTCATCAACACGCTTACCGACGCCAATGGCAGCCCTATGGTGGCTGGTCCCGTGGCCTACACTAAGCCGCCTTCACTGCCGCCCTCTATGGCTGCTCTGCTTCAGCTAACTGAAGTGGACATGCAAGAGATCCTAGGCTCCCCGGGGCAAGGGGACAAGATGGTTAGTCACTTGAGTGGCAAGACTGTGGAGTTGATCCAACAGCGCCTTGACATGCAGACCTTCATCTACATGAGCAACATGGCAAAGGCTGTGAAACGTTGTGGCGAAGTTTGGTTGTCTATCGCCCGTGACATCTTCATCGAGGAAGGCCGCAAGATGAAGACCATCCACGAGTCCGGTAAGATGGAGCCCATTGAGCTGCTTAAACCTGTGGTGAATGAAGAAGGCGAGATTGAGTACGAAAATGACATGTCTAGTGCTGAGTATGACGTTGTCGTCTCTGTAGGCCCCAGTAGCGCCACTAAGCGGCAGGCAACTGTCCGGGCGCTCACTGACATGATGACGATGACTCAGGACCCGGAGATGACTCAAGTGCTCTCTGCTATGGCGATGCTCAACATGGAAGGAGAAGGGATTAGCGACGTGCGCGAGTACTTCCGTAAGAAGCTCCTTACAATGGGAGTGCTCAAACCTACAGAGCTAGAAGCGCAGGAGATGGCGGCGGCCGCCCAGAACGCCCAGCCCGATCCGCAGGCGCAGTACTTGCAAGCAGCCAGTGAAGAGGCCATTGCACGGGCTTCTAAAGCGCAGGCAGACAGTATTCTTGCTGTGGCTAAGGCAGAAGAGGCGCGGGCCAAGACGACTGAGACGCTTTCTAAGGTTAGCACAACCGATCAAGAACGCATCTTTGCGCTTGCTGACCGCCTGACTCAGCCCTCCCAGCCGATGCAATAGTTAATTTCTATTGCGCTGAGACAGTTTTAGACATATGAATAGCACCACACCGGCAGATGATAAGGCAACAGCAGAAGCATTCGATAAGATTGAAGTCGTAACAGAGGCTGTAGAAAATACAGAGCCTGAGAAAACTGAAGATCCCGGAGACGAAACTGTAGTTATTATTGCAGGGGAATCGCCACCCCAGGAAGAGGAAGAGAAGCAGGCGCCCGAATGGGTGCGTAACCTGAGAAAGAACTACCGAGAGTTGCAGCGTGAAAAGCGCGAACTTGAGGAAAAACTCAAGGCGGTTAATCCAGCACCAGAGCATAATCCTGTTGTCACTGGCAAGAAACCGACACTTGAGGACTGTGATTACGATTCAGATAAGTTCGAGAACGAACTTGCTGGTTGGTTTGAGCGAAAGCGACAGTCTGAAGAGACTGATGCCAAGCAAAGACTCAAGCAGCAGGTGGAACAGGAATCTTGGCAAAAGAAGTTGGAAGGCTATACCCAGTCTAAATCTGGATTAAAAGTTTCTGATTTTGAAGATGCTGAAGAAACTGTTCTTGAAACTCTGAGTATTACTCAACAGGGAATCATTCTTCAGGGCGCTCAAAACCCGGCAATAGTTGTGTATGCTTTGGGTAAGAATCCAAAGAAAGCAAAAGAACTGGGCGAGATTACTGATCCCGTTAAGTTCGCCTTTGCTGTAGCAAAACTAGAAACCCAATTGACTGTGACCTCTCGAAAACAAGCTCCTCCTCCTGAAAAAAAGATTAACGGAAACGGTAGTCTTGACTCGTCCAACGCTCAGTTGGAACGGTTGCGTGAAGAAGCAGCGCGCACCGGCGACATGACGAAAGTTATCGCTTACAAACGTCAGTTAAAAAACCAATCCTAGTATATGGCTAACGCATTTAGTAAAGAAGAACGGGTAGCTTTTGAAAACCTCCTTGAAGGTTTCCAAGACGCCCTTGTCCTGTCCCGCAACGTCTCGATCTACACCACAGATCAGACGATGATGGAGCGCACCAACAACACCATCTGGCGTCCGCAGCCTTATATCAGCCGCTCGTACTCGGGCACTGATATGACCGCGAACTTCCTTGATTACACGCAGCTTGCTGTACCCGCCACAATCGGGTTCAACCAGTCTGTGCCGTGGATCATGACTGCGACTGAACTGCGTGATGCTCTTCAGGAACAGCGCCTTGGTGATTCGGCCAAGCAGAAGCTCGCGTCCGACATCAACGTCGCCGTGATGAACGTGGCCTCCTCGCAGGGCACGCTCGTTGTGAAGCGTCTCGCTGCTGCTAGCGGTTTTGATGATGTCGCCCAGTGCGAAGCCATCTTCAACGAGCAGGGCGTGAACTTCGATAGCCGTTATTTGGCGCTGTCCACTCGTGACTACAACGGCATGGCGGGCAACCTTGCTAGTCGTCAGACGCTTCAGGGTAAGACGTTGACTGCTTATGACCGTGCCTTCATCGGCCAGGTTGCGAGCTTCGACACCTTCAAGCTCGACTACGCAAACCGTATTGGTGTGGCCGCTGGCGGTGGCAGCATCACGATCAACACCTCAACCGGTGCGAATGCTTATATTCCTCAGGCTGTAACTTCGTCCCCGACGACTTCTGAGCGTCTCAACGTGGACAACCGTTACCAGACGGTGACAGTGTCTAGCAGCACCAATGTTGCTGTGGGCGATTGTTTTACCATCGCCGGCGTCAATGCAGTGCATCACATCACCAAGCAGGACACTGGTCAGTTGAAGACCTTCCGGGTCATCAGCGTGCCCGCTGGTGGCGTCTCGCTGGTTATCAGCCCTCCTATTACCTCCAACCAGTCTGAGAACGACACAGCCGCCACGGCTGAGTACCAGAACTGTGTGGTGAACGTGAAGTCTGCGACCAGCGCCATCGTGTTCATGAACACTGCGGCAGCTCCTATCAACTGCTTCTGGCAGAAGGACGCGATTGAGATCCTCCCGGGTCGCTACGCAGTGCCTACGGACGCCGGCGCAAACGTGATGCGTGCTTCCACCGATCAGGGCATCGAACTGGTCATGCAGAAGCAGTACGACATCAACACCATGAAGACTCGTTACCGTTTGGATACGATCTTCGGTGTCGTCAACAAGCAGCCCGAAATGACAGGGATCATCCTGTTCAACCAGCCCTAAGGTTTAGTCCTTAATTGCACAGGGGAGGGTGGTTGACTCCACCCTCCCTTTTGTGTAATTAATCTGGGAATGGAATATCCCACGATAGTTTACAGGGTTCCCGGGAAGCATGTGCGCCCGTACGGAACATACGATTTCGCAGGCGTCAAAAACGCTGAAGAGCTAGAGGTGAGGCTCAAAGATGGCTGGTTTTGCACATTGCCAGAAGCAATTGAGCCTAAAAAGGTTGAAGCAACAGTGGAGGCTGTAAAGACAGATGACATTGCACCGCCTACTCGTCAGGAGCTTGAAGAAAAAGCTACTCAGCTTGGCATTAAGTTTGATGGCAGGTTTTCTGATAAGAAAATCGCGCAGCTAATCGAAGAAGCACTCAAATAGTATGGGCTACACCAAGAAACAGATCATTGAGCAGGCCTTTGAGGAAATGGGCCTTGCGTCGTACATCTTTGATCTGACCCCAGATCAGCTAGAGAGCGCACTAAGGCGCCTTGATCTGATGGTGGCTTCTTGGTATCTGAAGAACATCCGTATTGGGTATCCTTTGCCGATTAGTCCGCAGAACAGCAATATCGACCAAGAGGTTGATACGCCGATGCAAGCCAACGAGGCTTTGGTGCTTAACCTCGCAGTTCGCCTAGCGCCCGCTTACGGAAAGTCGTTGTCTCCTGACACTAAGTCCAACGCGAAGCTGACATACGATCAGCTTTTAATTCAAGCAGCGGCTCCAATTGAGTTGCAGTACGATAGAAACCTGCCACTTGGGGCTCGATACAAGCGCACAGAGCGTGTATTTGTGAACATGCCAAATTTAGATCCAATACAAGTGCTGCCTAACGGCCAAATCCTTTTCAGGAACTCCTAGTATGTCCATTGAACGACTTTCACTAATCGACACGATCACGGGATCGACCAATTTTGCTGTAAACGTCAACAACCAAGACTATCGGGTTCTTGCCGGCACAGTGGCTGACTATGTGCAGGCTACTGGGGCCACTGGGGACGGGAAGGTTATCCAGTACGCTGGACCTACCTCCACAGGGTTTACTGTCAATATCCTAGACGGAGACGCCAGTGTGTGGCTTGTGTTGACTCCTAGCGGCACACTTGCTGCCGGCACACTTGTGCTCCCTGCTGTGGCGAATTGTGTTGAGAATCAGGAGATTCTTGCGGCCAGTTCACAGACGGTTACAACACTGACTGTGAATGTGAATGGCGCGTCAATTGTTGGCGCTCCGACGACCATTGTGTCTGGAGGATTCTTTAGGCTCAAATTTGAGCCTGTGCTCAAGACTTGGTATCGTGTTGGCTAACTACTAAATTTATGGGACTTGCTTTTCAACCTGCTTACAGCCTCGGCGTCACCGTCACGCCGAATGTCACTTCAGCTTCTGTCACTCTGGGATTCACCTCTGAATCTGTGGTGTTCACCAATCTTGGCGCCACTGTGGTCTATGTCCGTGTTGGGAATGCGGCCACCGGGGCACCAGCCACAACCTCGGGCTACCCGGTGCTGGTGGGCTCGCAGGTGAGCATTGGCAAGGATCAGGACGACGACACTGTCTCGTTCATCTCCCCTGGTGGCGCCGGTTCACTTCACATCCTCCAAGGAATTGGCCTGTGATTCGGTTCCTCTCCAGACGCCGGTCAAAGACGCCCGCTACTGTTGGAGGGGTTACACCTCCTCCTCCAGTGACGTTCACTTACCTGCGTCCCGGTGGAGTGGACACTTACAAACGCCCTGACGGCACTTCAGACTACATTAGACCCTAGTTATGGCTGACCTTACAGTTTCTTCTGACATCGACTCTTTCCTCCAGTCTGCAAGCAGGCAGGCGGCAATGGACAACCTCGCTGGCGCTACAACTTCAGGTCAATACCTGAGAGGGAATGGATCTGACGTTGTGATGTCTGCCATTCAGGCAGGAGACGTTCCTGCTTTGAATCAGAACACGACAGGCACTGCTGCGGGACTAAGTGCTACGCTTGCTGTTGGTTCTGGCGGGACTGGGCAGACGACCTACACAGATGGACAGATTCTGATCGGAAACAGCACTGGCAACACGCTGGCGAAGACCACGCTGACTGCTGGCACAAACGTGACCATCACGAATGGGCCTGGAACCATTACCCTTGCTGCTGTTGGAGGAGCACCTGCTGCTGGCACTTACCTTGAGTTTTTTGAGCATTTCCTTTCAAACACTTCACTTAGCGGAAACCTTGCATTTGCAAACACTGGAGGAGTCACTGTTATGGTTTTAACTGGCTATGGTGTGGCTTCCATGTCCACTGGAGCAGGAGCAGTAGCAAACCAACAGTCTAGGCTCACACAAGCAGGAGACTCGTCTTTGATTGGAAATTCAAGTGCGCGAGTAATTTTTAGAGCCGGTCAAAATGGAGCAACATGGTTTGATGCAACTCTGACAGGCGCAGCAAGATTTGGCTGGGGATCCTCAACCTCTGGAGAGAGTTCAAATGCAATTTACTTCCGTCTCGTAAATAGCCAAACCATTGAATTTGTGACCAAGTCAGGTGGGGTAGAAGCTGCAACAAACACTGGGGTTTCATTTTCAAACGGAACATTTCAAGCAATGGAAATCCTCATCAATGCTGCTGGAACTGAGGTTGTTGCAAAAATTGATGGCGCAATTGTTGCAACGCACGACACAAACATACCGATAGCGAGAATGTTCTTTCTTTCGCACATCACCCGTGTCAGCACAACCGGCACCGCAGTGCTGATGAATATGGACTTTATTTACTCCAAAATTACTCCTGTAACGCCTTACTTCTAACCAATGACTACAATTTACCGCATTGTTCACCAATTTGGTTGGGTTGAGTTTTTAGACCAAGCAGAGGCAGAGGCATATCGCAACGAGCGCCATGCTGGCTGCGAGATCCAAGAACTTCAAAGAGACTTGTCTGAAGATGCCTCGTAAATCCACCTCCCTATCCGTTGGCCGCGGCGAGAAGCTACCTGTCTCCAAAGGGGCCGGGCTTACAGCAAAGGGCAGGGCCAAGTACAATGCGGCCACCGGGAGCAATCTCAAGGCTCCTGCTCCAAGTCCAAAGACCAAGGCAGACGAAGGGCGCAAGAAGTCTTTCTGTGCTCGTATGGGCGGGATGCCCGGTCCAATGAAGGACGAGAAGGGCAATCCTACTCGCAAGGCTGCTTCACTTAAACGCTGGAACTGCAAATGAAAGACGGACTCTATTCTAACATCGCAGCTAAACGCGAACGTATCGAAGCCGGCAGCAAGGAGAAGATGCGCAAGCCGGGTTCTAAGGGGGCACCAACCGCTGCCGCATTTAAGGCTTCTGCGAAGACTGCCAAGAAGAAGTAATGCAAGTCCCTATCCTCAACGGTATTTACACGAGCACCGCTGGGGATTTCCGCGTGGAATACCCGCGCAACATGGTTCCTGTCATACTCAAGTCAGGGATCTCTGATGGCTACTTCCGTCCCGCTGATGGAATCGTAAGCCTAGGCACTGGTCCCGGGATCAACCGCGGTGGGATTGAGTGGCAAGGACTGCTGTACCGCGTGATGGGCACTAATCTGGTGTCAATCTCTAGTACTAACGTCGTCACTGTCATAGGCAATGTGGGTGGCACGGGACAGGTTACGTTTGATTACTCGTTCGATTACTTGGCAATCGCATCGAGCGGAAACCTGTTCCTCTATCGTCCAAGCACAGGGCTGCAACAGGTCACTGATCCTGATCTAGGCACTGTCGTCGATGTCGTCTGGGTGGATGGCTACTTCATGACGACTGACGGAGAGTTCTTGATCGTCACGGAACTGAATGATCCGTTCTCAGTGAATCCGCTCAAGTACGGTTCATCTGAAGCTGATCCTGACCCTATCGTGGCCCTCCTGAAGGTCCGCAACGAGGTCTATGCGCTCAACAGGAACACTATCGAAGTGTTTGACAACGTGGGTGGGCAGTTGTTTCCGTTTCAGCGCGTAGAAGGTGCCCAGGTCCAGCGCGGTGCAATCGGCACTCATGCCTGCTGCGTGTTCATGGAGTCCATCGCGTTCATTGGTGGCGGCCGGAACGAGGCACCTTCAGTTTGGCTGATCTCCGGCAGCAACGCAGAACGGATTGCAACCAGGGAGATTGACCAACTGCTTACTGAATTTACAGAGGAAGAGTTGTCTAACGTGCTTGTTGAGGCCCGCGTAGATAAGGGCTATAGACAACTGTATATCCATCTGCCCAATCAGACGCTCGTGTTTGACGCGGCTGCGACTACTGGTGCCGGCGCCCCGGTCTGGTTTACGCTGGCAACTAGCATCGTAGGGGACGCCCAGTATCGCGCTCGCAACTTGGTTTGGACCTATAACCGCTGGAACGTGGGAGACCCGGCAAGCACTGCGTTTGGCTACCTGTCTGAGTCTTTATCGTCACACTGGGGTGTGTTGAATGGCTGGGAGTTCGCCACCATCATTCTGTACAACGAAAGCAGGGGCCTCGTCTTCCATGAGCTGGAACTTATCGCCCTCACCGGCAACTCAATCTTTGGCGCTGATCCCAGCATCTGGACATCGTACACCGAGGACGGTTTAACTTGGGGACAGGAACGAGTCTGCAAGGCCGGCATGACCGGCGTGCGCGGCAAACGGTTGTCATGGCTCCGGCAGGGTCGTATGCGCCAGTGGAGAGCGCAGAAGTTCCGTGGCACCAGCGACGCCCAGCTTTCTGTGGCTAGACTTGAAGCCAGAGTTGAACCGCTTGCAGTATGACCGGACCATTTAAGATCACGCGAAACGAACTGGCCCAGTTCCTCCCGTCGCAACGTGCGATCCGGGCTTTTGAACAATTATTCGACCTGATCCCTTCTAGTCTGGACTCAAACACGACGCTAATTGAGGAAGCCTCGATAAACGCACAGAATGCCGATTCTAGGGCTCAGGAGGCCGTCTCGGCTATCGTGAGGTTGGCTGACGCAGTAGAGTTGCTTGCGTTGGCTCCTGTGAGGTCGCCAGAAAATCAGAACGTAGACATTTCTCCTCCATTTGTGCAGTTCACTGCACAGGCAGACATTTTGCCACCGGCCACACCTGAAGTGCGCAGAAAACGCTACGGAGCGTTTTATGACACGCAAACTCAGAACGCTGCTGTCATCAACACGGCGTATCCGATGACGCTGAATACGACTGCCCTTTCTTTTGGCGTGTACACCGGCACTCCCAATAGTCGTGTTTACGTTGACACGGAAGGCATTTATAACTTTCAGTTTTCAGCACAGCTTCACAAAACGGCTGGTGGAGTTGGCGCTATTTATATTTGGGCTAGAGTCAACGGCGTTGACATTCCAGACAGCGCAACTAAGATGCGTATTCAAGGCAACAATGCAGAGACGGCTGCTGCTTGGAACTTTGTTCTACCAATTAACGCAGGAGATTACTTCGAGTTGGTTTGGAGCACAGATGACACGAGTTGTGAGATATTAGCACTGCCGGCCAGCGCACCAGTTCCTGCTCTTCCTTCGTTAATTCTTACAGTCACAGACAACATCTCTTAATTATGGCTGTTACAGTCAAAAACATCGTTCCTCCTAAGCAGCTTGAGAACACTCAGACTGCGCAGTACACCGCTGTCAACTGCAAGACCATTATTGACAAGGCGACTGTGACGAACACGAACACTGTCAATGTGACGTTGAGCGTCAACCTGATCGTGTCTAGTGGTTCTGCCGGCAACTCTAACCTGATCGTCAAGACCCGCTCGATTGTGCCTGGGGAGACTTACCTGTGCCCTGAACTGGTTGGGCAGGTGCTTGAGTCTGGTGGGTTCATCTCTACGCTGGCAGGGACGGCATCAGCACTCACCTTTACCGCATCTGGAAGAGAAGTGACCTAATGACTCAGCCGTTCTTTATTACTGGGTATCCTAGAAGCATGACAGCATGGCTATCTGTTGCTTTGGATTGCGCTCATGATAGAGATGGAAAATCTCTGGACGAGTTCATGCGTGAACTTGAATCTGGAGTTCAGATTGGAAATTCTGATTCAACCGCATCCATGTCGTATGATATAATCAAGGCTCGGTATCCAGATGCAAGGTGGGTAGTTATTGAAAGAGATAAGGAAGAAGCTATTCAGGCATTTTGCAATGTGTCTTCCCTTAGTAGACAAAAGTGTGCTCCATTTTTTTGTCACATTGAGGAATGTTTGCCTAGGATTGTGCCGGCACTTCGGATTAATTTTTCAGAGGTTGTGTTGAGGGTTAAAGAGATCTGGGAATGGTGCCGTCCCGGCGAGAAATTCAACGAGCAAAAAGCAAAAAGAATGGAAGCACTTAACATTCAGCATGTTCCATTCTTAATCAAAAAGGCCGCAGGAACGGTATGATTTTCTTTTGGAGAGATGAACCCGCATCAGTTGAGGAGATAGAACTTCTCAATGAGCTTCATGCTGCACATGCGATCAGTGCTTTTAGAAACAATGCCTCAAGCATTGCTGTGGCAAACTCTGCTGCCGGTTCAGGAAGTTATTTTCAGGCAATGGCCGCAGCATTAATGATGCTTGGAGGAGTTCATGGCCCACTACTTCAGTCTTATGACCTTTTATCGGGGAAAACTTTTACTGGAACGCAGCCAGGATGGGGCAATTCCTTTGTAAAAGGAGAACCAGATGCCGCTTGGAGCAAGGTTGATTTGCTGCTGGAGAAAAACTGGCCCTCAATTTACTCTGTGATTTGCTTAAAAACAAAAGAGCTACATAACCTTGGAAAGAAAATATATCCAAACCCAAGCATTTATACCGCTGCGGTTGCTCATGCAATAAAGTTACCTAAAGAGGTTGTTCCAGTTTTATTTATTCGCTCGAGGCTAGAGGCATGGAGTGATATTTTTCTAAAAAATAGAAAGGATTTTTGATATGGGATGGATTGCCGCAGCAGTAATAGGAAGTGCAGTTATTGGTGGTGTTGTGTCAAGCAGTTCGGCCAGTAAAGGTGCGAAGGCATCAAAGGAAGCAGCAAACACACAGGCCGCAGCACAAGATCGAGCTATTGAAGAGCAAAGATCTCAGTTTAAACAACTTCAAGAGACGTTAAGGCCATATGTCGAAGCTGGAAAGGTAGACCTAACGCAGCCATATATTGGCGCTGGACCTGGTGCGCTACAAGCCATGCAGGGACTTGCTGGACTTCGTGGTGCTGGCGAACAACAGGCTGCTATCAATCAGATTCAACAGGGGGCACAGTTCCAAGAGTTGGCGCGTCAGGGCGAGCAAGGCATCCTTCAGAATGCTGCTGCCACTGGAGGGCTTCGAGGCGGGAATGTGCAGGCTGCACTTGCACAGTTTCGTCCTGCATTGCTAAACCAACTTATTGAGTCCCAGTATGGCAAACTAGCTGGCTTAACTCAGCTTGGATCGACCTCTGCTGAGAACTTGTTGCGCCTCGGTCAAGCATCTGCGGCTGGAGTTGGAGCTGCCGGTCAGCAATCTGCACAGAACATTGGTAACTTGATGGTTGGTCAGGGACAAGCTCGTGCTGCTGGACAGATAGGGGCTGCTAATGCTTATGCTCAGGGCGCCAGTGGAGTTAGTAACGCAATTGGTGGAGGCGTTCAGAACTACATGCTATATAATGCTTTGAATAACGGAGGTGGTGGCTTTGGAGGCGGAAGCGGTGGAAACGTGTACAATCCGAGCACCGGACAAGGCCCAGGAACCGGAATGGGACAAGAAGGAATGATTGTTAGCGGGTACTAATTTTATGGCTGGACCTTACGACTACACCGTCAATATCCCGCAGCCTCCGGCTCAGAACTTTCTTCAGAGCCTGTTGGGCATCCAGCAGCTCAAGCAGATGCAGGAGCAGAGCGCGATCTCGCAGCAGCAGGCTGGCATTCAGATGCAACAGGCCCAGTTTGCGCAGGAAAAACAGCCTCTTGAGTTAGCCACAATGAGAGCGACAGAGAAGTCTGCATTAGCTTCTGCGGCAAGCTCACAGTCCGTGACAGCCGCTAACGACTATGAGTTGACGCAGCAAAAGGCCCTGGATACTGAATTGCTTAACATATCTTCAGACCCATCAAAGTTTACAGCAGACAATATAGAAAAACTCGCACTTAGGTTTCATAGAAAAAATCCAACTCTTTTGGTGCGTGCTGCAGAAATGCGGAAAAGTCTACCAGATCAGGCAAAGATTTTCGGAGACAATACTGCCAAAGATCTAATTATTACAAGCGTAACTGGAGATTTTGAAGCAGCAATCAAGCAGCTAGATAAGCGGTTGGAGGCAGCCAACAACACTCCTGAACTTAAAAGTTTTGTGCCACAGCTTGAGCAGCTAAAGCAAAGCTTCATTGATAATCCAGATCAAACTATTGCTATTGCTACTGTTGGACAGACGTTCTTTGCACCTGATAACGCAAAGGCCATCACTGATGTTTTGGCAAAACAGGCTGAAATTAAAGAGACACAAGAAAAGACCAAAAAAGAAAAAGCCGCCACAGAGAACCAATTGCTCGACAACAGGATCAAGCAGTACGAGGCAGACAACGGGATCTCTCTGAAAGATATTCAGAAAAATAAAGAGAAGAAATTTGAACTTGAAGCAGCAGAACGTGCTCACATTGAATCTAATCCATTTGTGCGCAAGTACATTGACAGCCGCACGGCCTTTGAGATGATGAAAGATGCTCCTCCAAACGCATCTGGAGACGAAGAGCTTTTGACTCAGTTTGTAAAAATGGGCGATCCCGGATCTGTTGTTAGTGTTACAGAAAAAGGAGGAACCAGAAATGTTACAATTAGTGATTACATGAGATCACTTCAGGCAAAAGTAATGAATGAAGGCTCGCTTGGCGATGCGAAGCGCAAAGAGTTAAAGGATGCAGCATTTAAGATGCTTCAGGCTCCACAGAAACAATACAAAGAGTACCAAGGAAAACTTGAGCCTGTGTATAGAAAGCAAGGGCTTAATCCTGAAAACATATTTGTACTTCCCAGTAGCGAGCAGCTTCTTGAGAACGCCAAGAGTCAAGCTGCTGAATCCCAGATGTCTTCAGAAGAACAGAGAGTCCGTGCAATGCTCCGTCCCGCTGCCGGGTTTGGCAACACGATGACTCCTTCGCAGATTCCGTTTCAAGGCAGCACATTCCAAGGAACGCCTACTGACGTTGATGCAATTCTGCAACAGTACTTACCAAGATAATGGCTACTCTCGAAGAGCTTTATGAAGGGATTCGGCGGGCCGGTGCTGCTGGTGATGGAAATGCTGTCAGAATACTTGGCGCAGAGCTTGCAAGGATGGAGCCGAATCCAGAACGGATTCAACTGCAAGGACAGCAGCAGACCATTCAGAGCGGGCCTAGCACTGACTTCGGTGTAGGCCAGAGGCAGGAAAGCCCGCTGGCAGCCGTTGCTAATATCCCTGGGGCTATTGCAGAGTCTTTCACTGGAGAGCAGAGGAAGACAGAAGCAAGCCAGTTCTTTCCAGACTGGAGAAACAATCTGCCTGAGTTCTCGCTGACTCAAGGTCCAAGCGCAGTCAAAGCGATTAAGGTGGCTGCGGCTACCATGACTGCTTCTCCTGAGGAGACAGCAAAGATCGTCAAAGCACAATATCCAGATGTGAACGTGCTTCAGGACGACAAAGGGAACTTCTTCTTTGAGTCTGGTATCGACAAGAAGGTCTACGCCATTCCTCCAGGCTTTGGTGCTACTGATATTCCCAGAACACTGATTACCATGGCCGAATTTGCGCCTGCTGCCATGGCAAGAACAGCAGCCGGCAGGATCATTGGCACTGGCTTAACACAGGCCGGCATCGAAGCTGGACAGGCAGCAGTAGGTGGCGAGTTCAACGCTGCTGACATTCCCATTGCGGCTGTTACGCAGGGCGCCTTTGAAGCGTTTGCTGCTAGGAATGCAATCAAGCAGTCTGTTGGAGAGCTTCTTGGTGGTCTGCTTCAGAAAGAGCAGGCAGCAATACCTGGTAGGTATGTTGGCCCGACCGGGCAGGCTGCATCCGCTATTCCCGCCAACATCGCAGCAGAGATGGGTGGCGCACTTTCGCCCACACAGGCAGCATTGGTGTCTGCTCAGATGCAAGCAGAGATGGGCGGGGCACTTGATGCTCAGGCTAGAGCTTCAAGGCTTGGTCAGTACATTTCTCCCACCGGCGAAAGAGTTGCTGTTCCTTCTCAGGCAATGGCAGCAGAAGCTGGTGGAGCACTTGGCTATCCTGAAGGACGGTTCATATCTCCAGAAGGCGCACCTACTCCTGCTGCGCCAGCCAACATTCGAGCAGAAATGGGCGGGGCATTGACAGCGCCTCCTCAACGGTTCCCATCGCCAACTGGCGGGATGACCGCTGAGATCCCGGCAAACATTCGAGCTGAGATGGGTGGCGCTCTTTCGAGAGAGGCTCCTGCTGCTCCTCAGTTTATCAGTCCAACTGGAGAGGCGACTACGCAGATGCCGGCAGCTATGCAGCGCGAATCCGCCGGGGGGTTGTTTGACACGTTTGCGGCAAGAAACGCAAATGTATTGGAACCTCAAGCTGTAGCAGTAGCTCCAACTCCTGTTGCCGGCGCAGCACAGGCTGCTACTCAAGTAGAAGCTGATACTAGACCAACGCTTCATCGTGTATTTGAGGGAGGTCAAGTTATTCGAGTAACTGGAGAAGGAGTTTTTCCAGCCAAGCAGCCTGAGCTTGCATACCGCATAACTGGTGAATCTCAAATTGCAGACATCATTGAATCTGGTGTTGTGCGCGCAAAGGAAGGCAAAATGCGCGGGGGAAGGTCTGGTGAGACTCAATGGTCACGCGGGCATGAGTCGCTTGGTTATAGGGCTACTGGAAACGATGGGCGTTTTATCTTGGTTACACCTTCCGATATCAATGGCCTACAAGGGGGTCTTCCTGCCTCTGAGTTATTGCAGGTATTAAAATCTGAAAACGGAAAATGGGTAGATGTCACAAATTATGTAAAGAAGTCAGCCAAGCCAATAGCCGCAGCAGCACCGGCAGCACCAGCTCTGGCAGCATCATTAAATGCAGCCGAACGTCTTAGGGCTGGCATAATGGACGAGGCAGAGCTTGGAGAGCTTCTCAGGAAGGCATCAAGCAATGAGATTGGGTCCACTAAAGCAAAAGAAGAACTGGCGACCTTAATTGGTGAAGATCCCCGGCTAAAGGACACGTTTGGAAGGCTGGGCATTGAACCCACCATAGATTGGCTGTCTGACAACCAGCAAGTCAGGGCAGCGATTGGCTTGACTAGATCAAAAGTTGGATCTGCTGCTGAAGCTGAGTATCTTCAAACTCTTATTCCTGCTACAAAAAGATTTGACACACTTATTGCGTCTATTGATGGCTCCAAGGATATTTCCTCTATATCTGAGAGCGTTAAAAGAAAAATGGTGTCAACTAGGCAGTCTCTAGCACAAGACGCCACCAAAATTTACAACGAGGTAAACAAAAAGGTTCCACAAACAACAAAGGTTGAACTTGGCAATACGAAGTCTCTTCTGGATCAAGTAAAGGCAAATCTAGGAGGCAAAGAGGCATCTTTGCACAAAGAGGAAAGACGGCTTGCTTCAATTATTTCAGAGGGAGATGTTTCTTATGGGACTCTAAAAAGAGAAAAGGATCTAGTATTTAAGGCCCTTCAAAAGCAAGAGTCTCCATACGGAAGCATGCTTGAGTCAGATCTCAAGGAACTCTATAGCGCCTTATCAAAGGATCAGATTGAAAATGTTTCAAGGGTAGCCGGCGCAGAAGAAGGCGTGAAACTTCGAGGGGCTAACTTTTTGTGGGCTAAAAATCGTGCAATGGGTGAGAGAATCACCAGCATCTTTGGAAAGGATGAGGCTGGCAGCATTGCTGCATTGATGAAAAACGCCATACAAACTGGCTCAAAGGGAGGAGATATAGCAGCACTTAACAAGCTGCTAAAATTGATCCCAAAAGAAGACGCAGCGTTAAGAAAAAGCGTTGTTTCAACCGCAATCAATGATTTGGCCTTGTCGAAAACAGGAAATAATAGGGGAAACATTAGTTTCCAAAAATTTGCAGACACATGGGATGGCATCAGAAGAAACTCTGAAGTTTTAAGAGTTGTCTCAAGAGAGATAGGACCAGAAGCCACATCAATGCTTCAGGATCTTTCTGTTGCCGCAGAAATAATTGCTGAGTCGCAAACGAATGTGAAGCACACTGGAAAAGCAAATCAGGTCTTGAGTGATGCGTTGAACGCTGAAGGATTGTTTACAAAGGCACTTTCAACAACGGCAGGGAAAGCAACCACTGCTGTGGGTGGTGCTTTGCTTGGAGGTCCAATCGGAGCCGGTGCTGGCGTTGCTATTCAGAATCTTATTTCCAAAGGAAGCAAGGAGGGAGTAAAACGTGCTGGAGACTTGCTTTCTGATCCAGCGTTTAAGGGCTTGATACGCGAAATGGCCCAGACTGGAGAAGTGTCTACACGCGCTAGGAACAGATTAAACATCTCTAGGGCATACAACAGATTTCGAGAATACATGCCTAGGCGGCCCTTGACGGTTCCTCCTACAGCACCATCTATAACACCTCAACAGGAGTCCCAGTAATGTCCTCTTCCATCGTATCACCATTCCCGTTCTTCACTGACACGACAGGAGCCCCGCTAGAGGGCGGTTACATCTACATTGGACAAAGTAACCTGAATCCAGAGACAGCCCCTATAAACGTGTTCTGGGACGCTGCATTGACCATTCCTGCTGCACAGCCTGTTCGTACTGTTGGTGGGTATCCTAGCAGGCAGGGAACGCCTAGCAGGTTCTACTCTTCGACTGACACTTACTCGATCACTGTCAGGAACAAGAACCGTGTGCTGGTCTTCTCTGCGTTCGACCAGTCTGACTCGCCTACGTCAGTCTTCGACATCTCCACGCAGCTCATTACTGCGACTGCGAGCCAGACTACGTTTTCGCTGACCGTGTTTAGCTACCTGCCCGGTACTGACACGTTGCAGGTCTTTCGAAACGGACTCAGGCTAAACCTTGGTCTGGACTACCTAGAGACGAACTCCTCGACTGTTACGTTGACTGCGCCGGCTGCTGCTGGTGACCAGTTCTTGTTCCAAGGTGGCACAGTAGTCACTGGCAACCAAGTGCCAGGATCGCAGGTTTCGTTCATCCAAGCCGGTGCAGGCGCTGTCACGCGAAACATGCAGGACAAGGCTCGTGAGATTGTGTCTGTAAATGACTTCGGGGCTATTGGTGACGGAGTGACAGATGATACTGTTGCAGTACAGGCAGCAATTGATTCTCTGGGAGCGTTGGGTGGAGCAGTTTTAGTCCCCGGCAACGCACGAATTTATCTCGCTTCCTCTATAACTGTTAAGCCAAATGTGCGTTTGTTTGGCGAGATAGATCACGGGATTGCAGACTACACGACTCAAAACTATTACAGCTTTGGCTCGCAGCTTCTTCTGAACACAGGTGCTACAATCAATCTGCAAAGAAATGCAGCACTTGAACGGCTGTTGATTATTCGGAAGAACCTTTACTCAACGGTTCCTATAAACGCCACACAAGCGCAAGCTGTTGTTGCCGCATTCTCTGGCACAGCAGTCCAGATTGGATCTGGAGTACAGGGTGTTGGAGACGACGCTTCTGTTGTGTCTTGCATGATTCTTGGTCACACCAACGGAATCGTGGCAACAAACTCAAACAGGGTGACCGTTGGCTCTACATTGATCGACTGTACTAACGGGTTCAGCATAGATACATCATTTGACATCAACAGAATTTACTCTGTTCACTGCTGGCCGTTTTTGACAGCACAGGTGCCCGGCGTAGGGAACACTCCAGATAATCCAGCTCCCAATCGTCGCTCTGGGTACGGGTTCAAGCTGACAAACTATTGCGACTGGTCAACGCTGACTGATTGTTTTGCGTATGGGTACGCAACCGGGTTTTGGGCGAGCAGTGCATCAAACATTTCTTTTGTCCGCTGCCAAGCTGACTACACAAATCCAAACACTGGGTCTGTCTGCGGCTTCAAAATTGACGGCACATCCACTTATTGCTCGCTTGTTGATTGTACTAGCATTGCAGGAGTCAATGGGCTGATTGCAGACACGACAGGAGGTGCTGCAAGTGATTCGGCAATCAGGGTAAATGGATGTCTGTTTGCAAACAGTGCTGAATGCATCTTGGTTTCAAACGGCAACATCACTTGTGTTGGCAGCACATTTAATTCTGGAACTTATGCTGCATCATTTCAGGCCGGAGCAGATGCAAGTTCTATTGTTGGATGTATCCTAGATGGAGTTATTCAAGACTTTGTGTTTTCTAGTGACACAACAAAGTTTCAAACATCCATAATTGCAAATACATATAACACAGTAACAGTTAGTGCTGGCATTCCAGAGCGAATTGTAAATAACAATTTTACAGTACAGAACACGGCTGCGAAATTTGAAGTTTTTGACAGGCAAACAATAGCTGGTGGAGTTGGCCCTGAGGTTTTTGGTTCGCAGTTGTTTGCTGCTGGCAAACAAGATTCCTTTAAGTTGGCAGCAAATCTTGTGTCTGCAACTGCCGCAAATGAAGCTGTTACGCTAGACTTTTACGTCAATCGAAATGGTTCCTTGGTCAAGAGGATGGCCTTAAAATACGACGGAACACTTAATTTGCCAAACCTTCCAACTTCCAGTGTCGGGCTGGTGTCTGGTGATCTTTGGATAAACGGAACAGCAATCAACATCGTTCCTTAACACTATGAGCAGCAAATCTTTTCAAAACGCATCAAAGCTAAACGGCATCGTCTCAGTGCTCCAGTTTGGGGCGGTGGGAGACGGGGTCACTGATGATACGTCGGCTATTCAGGCTGCTATTGACTCGCTAGGGGCCGCTGGTGGCAGTGTAAGCCTTGGAGCCGCTGGCAAGTTTTTAATTGATGGCGACCTTACAATTAATCCCAGTGTTTCGCTTGTAGGGCCACACCAATTTACTGGCACGCCCGGAAACAACTCGTCTGCTCCATACGGAAGCATGGGTGGTGCTTTGATTCTGAACTCATCCAGAACCATAACGCTCAACAGTGGGGCTTCTCTGAACGGTGTGCTTATTTACAGGAGCGGAATGACGTTCCCTGCTGCTGACGCCACAGCGTTTGCAGGCACGGCCATTACGGTGGCTGGGGATGACGCTTCTCTGAAAAGCTGCATGATCCTTGGTTTCGCAAAAGCAGTTCTGTCAGATGGCTACCAGAGACTTCGAGCAAAGGATCTAAACATCGACTGTTCGGCAGGGATTGAAATCACCAACTGCTACGATGTTCCTAGGCTTGAAAGTATCCAGTGTTGGCCCTTCGCAACTATTGCAGCAAGCGGAACAAATGTTAGGCACCATCGTTCTGGAAGCGCATTTTACATACACGATAATGCAGATGGAACGAATCTTTCTAACTGCTTTAGTTATGGTTACCTAAACGGTTTTTACTTCAAAAACTGCGCTATTTCAAACGCAACAAACTGCGTTGCAGATAACACTACACTGTATCCAACATCTACCGGATGGAGATTTGAAGGGAATATAAATGGATTCAACTGTTCGTCCGCTGCTTCGTACAGTTGTGGAAATGGAATTGTTGTTAATACTGTTTCTACTCAATTTGTTCCAATCCATAATTTCTTCATTGCAGGTCACACATATAACGCAATTGAAATAACGCTTGGCCACGCAGATATCGCTTACAACTATATAACAACAACGCCAACAGCGGTTTCTGTTGCTGCAAGTTTATCTGTTGTAAAGTTTGATTTTAACACGCTCGCTTCTGTTACAAATTTTGTTTACGGCGCTGTGTCCACTGTAAATATTAAAATTGGAGCAAACAACTTTGCAATTGATAATGCTACTTCTTCGTTTGCAAGTGGTCCTAATATTCTTTCTCCTGGGGTAACTTCCGCTGATCCTTTGCCGATACCTAATCTTGGAGATGGTTTTAATGTTATTGGCACTACTGGATTTGGTGGACTTGCTGGTGGATGGGCTGGCAGAAAAATAACACTTCTTTTTACAGGATCACTGACAGTGTTTAACGGAACAGGCACTGCATCAAATATGCGTTTAAGTGGAGGTGCAAACTTCTCTGCCGTGGCAGGATCTACTCTTACGCTTCAACACAACGGAACGCAGTGGTACGAAATCGGAAGAAGCGCATGAACCCATACGATTACTGCCTAGAAACTCCTGTTTACCAGCAACTCCACGAGCACTGGCTCCGGCATGGGTACGACGTATGAACAACGCGCCTCAACAAGATCCGCCTCCAATCGACATCGAGATCCTTTGGTTTGATCCTAGGAACTAATGAACCACCTCGCCCACCCAGTCATTGCTCTCGTCCTGCAAGCCATCATCGGCCTTGCCAGCGGTGACTGGTGGACTGGTGCTGCCGCTGGCTCGTTCTACTTCGTAGGCCGTGAATACGCACAGGCCGAGTACCGCAACATCGAGCACAACTACGGCGGCTTTCGACGCAACATGCCGTACTTCGGTGGCCTAGAGCCTCGGGCTTGGACGCTGAAAGGCCTCACCGATTTTGTTTACCCTAGCGTGGCCGTCACAATAGTAGCACTCTTAGCAAAATGGATTGGATAAAGACCATACTGCCGACAATTGGTAGTCTGCTGGTGCCCGGTGGGCCACTGGTAGGCGCTGCCATCGAGGCTGTGGGTAATGCGCTAGGGTTAGCTGATAAGACCCAAGATTCGGTCAAAGCTGCTCTGGCATCGGGTGCTCTCACCGCTGAAGGCATGGCGGCCCTTAAGCAGGCTGACGCTGACCTAAAGCTAAAGCTGGCAGAGATGGGCATCAAAGCCGAGGAGCTATCCGGTAAAGACCGCGCAGACGCTAGGGCGATGCAGACCTCGATGGGCTCTTGGGTGCCGCCGGCGCTGGCGATGACGCTGACTATTTCGTACTTAGGGATCGTTTGCGCCCTGCTCACCGGTGACATGAAGCTGTGGAGTGATCCGACGCTGACGCTGCTGCTGGGCGGACTTACGTCTGGCTTTACGGCAGTGCTTGGGTTTTACTTTGGCGCGTCGCACAAGCAACAGGAGCCAGGCAAATGACCCTCACCCCCGGCAATCTCTCCATGCTACTCGCTATTGCATCGTCTATTGCCCCCGGCGCTTGGGCGCTTGTTGCTGGTGTTGCTGGCGTTGCTGTGGGATTCTTTGGCAAACAATTTTATGACCGTACTGCCCGTCCCGACAATACCAGCAATGCAGGCCCGTTACCTAGGCGCAACGCCGCCCGCCGGGCTCCAGGTGCTGGCAAACGTAAAGCGGATGCTGCCCCCAGGAAGCACTGACGGCGTGGGGCTTCCCGCCGATAAAATCATGCCCTATTCTGGAATTTATGACGCCACCGGAAGACTTCCTCAAGTACCAGGACCAGGCACAACTTTCCTTGCACATGTCTAGCCACCGCCATCTGCTGGACCTTGCAACCGTCAATCTGGCTAACATCAGCGCATTGGCGTTGTCGTTAAGCGAGGTTGAGCAGTGGATTCGGGTGGCGGGCTGTTTGTTGGCAGGAGTTTTTACGGCGCTTAAAATTATTGAGACGATACGCAGCCTGCGAAAATGAATCTCTCACCGCGCGGCATCAAAGCAATCATAGGCTGGGAGACCGGCGGGGAGCACGAGTACGACCCGCAGCCCGAGTGGCCGGGTGAGAGCAGCGGCGTGACGATTGGCATCGGCTGGGACCTCGGCATGACTTCTGCGACCGAGACCGCCCGAGCCTGGGCACCGCACTTGCCAGCCTCGACGCTGGCCGCGCTGGTCGGAGTCTCTGGTCGGACTGGTGAGGCCGCTCAGACGGTGTTGCCCTACGTCCGACACCTTGCCATTCCGTGGGCGGCGGCGCTGGCCGTATTTGAGGCGACCACGCTTCCGACCTGGTATTTGCGCACGCTCAGGATCTATCCGCAGGCCGAGGAGCTGCCCGGGGACTGCACTGCGGCGCTGGTCTCGCTGGTTTTTAATCGTGGGGCATCTCTGACCGGCGAGCGCAGGCGGGAAATGTGTAACATTCAGGCGCTGCTCAAGACCGGCAATTTCAAGGAAATCCCCAACCAGTTCCGCGAAATGGCGCGGCTGTGGCCTAATAGCAAGGGACTTAGACGGCGGCGAGCGGAAGAGGCCGAGTTATTCCAAGGTGGACTAATTCCAGCCGGCGAGTAGCGTAGGCGCTGGGATGGCGCCAACGATCCCACGCAACTGCCGTATGCTGCGCAGGGAGAACCTGCGAGGGGGTTTTGGATTATCCTCATGAAACAAAGGCACTTGCGACGCTAATTTGACAACCAAGCGGGCTTGGTTAGGATGGTGGCATGAAGCCGCCTGACCCCGTCAACCATCCCGCTCATTACACAGGCCACCCGTCCCGGGTGGAGTGCATCACTATCTGCGAGCACCATAACTTTTGCATTGGCAACGCCATCAAATACTTATGGCGAGCAGGTCAAAAAGGCGACGCGGTGCAAGACCTGCGCAAGGCGATCTGGTACATCGAGCGTGAGATCAACCGCATTCAGCCTGCACAGACTGGATCCAGTTGTATCTCAAGCACTTAATAAACATGAAAACCGCTGACGCTAGAGAGTTTCGGAGATTGATGATGGATGCCTTCAAAAAGGGACTGGTTAAGTTTCCCGACGAGCCATCAGAAGAGATGCATGTTTTTCCAGCGCCTGTTAAGAAGAAGCCAGTTATAGAAAGACCAAAAGAAGATCCAGAACATCCTGTTACGCTTGCCGAGCATTGTCGTCGTATTGCCAGCCTTGGAGGCAAGGTAAGGAGTGAAAGAAAAACAGCAGCAGCGCGTCAAAATGCCAGCAAACCGCGTCCTAATTCCATTGAGCTCAATAAGTTACGCAGGGCAAAAAATAACTTATAAAAAAGAGTACGTTTTTTATTGCGCGTCTGATCTGCGTACAATACGCATTATCTGGAAATGAAAACACCGACACTGGATGTGACCAGCGTGGTGAAGTTCCTCGGAGGACGTGGTGAGCTTTTTAGGAAGCTCAGTGCGGCACATGTGGAACTATCCCACCGCACAATAGACAACTGGATCTACCATGGGACGATTCCCATGAACCGATTCATCGAACTGGTGGCCGTGGCGAAGGCCAACGGTCTTAAACTCAAGCTGGAAAACCATCTCAAATGAAAATTAGACACTCCTCCCTGCCTAAGCTGGCCCTCTGTGGTCAGTACGAAGGCACAGCCGGCACCAGCAGTGCAGCCTCCCGCGGCACAATGCTAGACCGCGTCTTCCGAGACGCCTGGACCAGCGGCGAGATCCCGCGGGACCTCTGCGACGAGGACGCCGCCGCAATCAACTGGGCGCTGGCTCAATGCATTCAACTCGGTGGAGGCGCAGACGGGCTCCTGACAGCGGACGCAGATTGTCGGGTGCAGACGGCGGGGCTGGAGCACACTGGCACCGTGGACGGCGTTGCCGCTCGGGCAAACTGGAGCATGGACCTCAAGTCGGGGCAGATATACGACTACCAAGGGCAAATGGCAGCCTACGCGCTGGGCCTGATGGAGACACACTTCGAGCAGACGTGGACCACTCACTTGCTGTTTTGCGACCAACAGAAGATGGTGACTCAGCACTGGACCTACACAAGTGCCAAGGAGACTGTGCAGCGTATCTTGGACAACGTAGGGACCGCCCCCGCTCAAAATGACTATTGCAACTGGTGCGCCAAAAGTCTGACTTGCCCTGCCCGTGTTGCTAGCAAGGATTCTGCATTGGTCACTGTGGCCGGGTTGGCTCCTACGGTGCAGGACGAGGCTTTCCTGTCGCTCCTTAACGACCCTGACAGGCTGGGCCAGTTCCTCGCAGCTTGCCAGACGTTGGACGACTTCCGCGACGCCGCCAAAGCCAAGGCGCGCGGGCTCCTCGAGGCTGGCGTGCAAGTACACGGCTGGCGATTGCAAAAACCACGCGCATCCGAGTACATCGAGGCCGAGCACCTTGCCCAGGCTGTGGCTAACGGCGTGATCGGTGCAGGCGACGCTATACGGGCGCAGGGCTCGATGAGCGCCAAAAAGGCCGAGGCTCTTTGGAGTGCTGCGGGTGCAGTGCTGCCGGATGAGCTGGTGCAGCGCAAGGTTGGGCAGGCTCCTTTGGTGCAGGCTAAATAATATGCAAGACATACCTAGAAATGAACTGCTCGACAAACTGGACGCTGGATGGCAAGTGCGGCGCAAAGATTGGCACGAAGTTGAATTGGCGGACAAAAACGACGATATATCTATTAAAATGAAGGAATTGCTTGCTAACGATTGGCAGGGGACTCCTCCGCTTTTTCAGCGTTTTACAAATTGCCATTGTGTTTTTGCGTTTACAGAACTGCATAAAAATGAGGCAAAAATGGTGCGCAGAAAAATCTGGGAGGATAGTACTGGCTACGAAATTGATGATGAAATCATTCTCCACTACGAAGATTTGTCGGCAAACGACTGGGAGGTTTGGGCATGAGTCAAGGAACATACACAATAGGCGGGGGGAAATATCAAGGAAGTCGCAACGGAACGCGAGTAACGGACAAATTTCGCACCCGTGAAGAAAAACTAGCGGAACGTGCAGCCCGCGCAGTAAAAGCACGCGCTTTGCGCGAGCGTTGCAATCCAAAAGCATGAGCACTCAAAACTACATCGCCATTGACCCAGGCGTGGGCGGCGGGATTGCCTACATTGACACCGACGGCAGCACGCACGCGTTGTCGATGCCTGCAACGCTGCACGACCTCGACACGCAGTTTCAGATTCTTGTCACCAGTACAGCTGGCCCGTTTTTTCCAACTTCCATTGTGTTTCTCGAAGAACTGCCGAAGTTTGCTGGGAAAATGAGCGGCTCAAGCATGGCAACAATGTTCCGCAACTACGGGCGCATCGAAGGAATCCTTGCCGCCTACGGTGCGCGGATCGAGTATTTGCCGCCCAAGAAGTGGCAGCAGGCTCTCGGACTGGGCGACAAGAAGACGCACGGCAACCGCTGGAAAGCTCATCTCAAAGGCAGGGCGCAAGCCCTGTACCCAAACCTGTCAGTTACCCTAAAAACCGCAGACGCACTCCTCATCCTTGAGGCTGGGCTAAAAATGAAAACCAAATGCAACTAATACCGTTCGATCAACTGGCAATGATGGCAGAAGTCATTGCTGACTCTAAATGCTTCGGCATTCAAAACGCAAAACAAGCTCTTGCTCTTGGTATTCTGTGCCAAGCAGAAGGCAGGCATATCGGAGAAGTTGGAAGGGACTACCACATTATCAGTGGCAAACCAACCTTGAAGTCTGAAGCCATGCTTGCACGTTTTCAAGCTGCTGGCGGCAAAGTGGAATGGCATGAATATACCATTGAGTCAGTTTCTGGAACATTCACTCATCCTCAGGCTGGCAGCTTGAAGGTAACTTGGACGATCCAAGACGCAAAGCGGGCTTGCCTCCTTGGTAATCCAACTTGGCAAAAGTATCCTAGGCAGATGCTTCGTAATCGCGTTACCGCAGAGGGCATACGTTCAACTTATCCAGGCGTCTTGTCTGGATGTTACACGCCCGAGGAAATTGCTGACATGAACCTGCCAGTGGTTGTTGAAACTGTGCAGTCAATCCAGATTGAAGCACCAAAGCAACTTCAGATTGAGGCGCCCAAGGAAGTGCCTAAGAAGATCGAGCGCATCAATCCTATGGAACGCCTTCTTGCTGAGAAGAGTCAGGCACAGCGTGACAAGGTCACTGCCGGCGCTATCAAGAAGGGCTGGATCAAGGAAGGTGAGACCTTCCTAGACATACCCGCCGACATTGCTATGCAGGCTACAGCTTTCCCTGAGAGGTTCTTTGCCGCTTTCGGAATTTAACCCAAAACTAACAAAACCATGCCATCCGTAAAAATTGAACTAGGCGAACAGAAACAAGCAATTGAAGCAGGGATTCACATCGCCAAGATTGAGTCCGCAGTCGAAGCCATCAGCAAAGCTGGCAACGACATGCTTAAACTTGAAGTCGCAGTTGGACCCCTCAAGTTCAACTCGTGGGTAGTGTTCACGACCAAGAACAGCCAGAACTTGGCTGAATTTGCCAATGCTATCGGGATCAAGGTGGAAGACGGGAAGCCGCTTGCCATTGAGATCGACGATTGTGTCGGCAAGGTGGCGAAGGTAGTACTCGCACCGGGAGACAAGATCTCTGAGAAGACCGGCAAGGCTTACCTTGAGATTAAGCGGTGGCTGCCGCTGGACTCGACAGATGTGAGCGGGGACGAGATCCCGTTCTGAGCCAACGATTGGGGGGTGCGCATCCGATCACGCACACACTTTACGAAAGCGATGCCATGATGAAAGCAGACTTGTTGGAGGCGGCGCGGATTGCAGAGGAGTTGTTGCAGGTGGACAAGGACTTTAAGAGGACCGGGCAGGGAGGGTTGAAGGTGGGCGGGCTGGAGATGCTGACTTTGGCAAAGGCAGTGCAGATTTTTCAGGGGACCCTGGAGGCGAAGCCACTTTCGAGCGTGGCGCGAGCGCAGCGAGAATTAGAGGCGACTCTCTAGGCAATGAGAGAGCCAATAATCCCGCAGGCTGAACAAGCCGAGCGGGCAGTGCTGGGGTGTCTACTTTTTGCGCCATCCCTTGCACTGCCAACTGTCGCCGCTACAGGGATCACCCTAGGCGACTTTCATAATCCCCAGTTCGGGGCCATATTTGCCGGTATCCAAGACTCTGCCCGAGCGGGTCTGAGTACGGACCCCATCGTGCTGTTCACCCGGCTTGCCAAGACTGGCATCCCGTACAGCATCCTGTCCGACTTGGCTGCCGGTATGTCTTCACTCGAACCGCTGCGGGACTGGTGCGGACTGGTGCAGGACGCAGCCCGGCGCCGGGAACTGCTGACTACCCTTTTCAAGGCAACCAACGCCATCTCGACTGGAGAGGCCACAGAACAGGTCGTAGCCGGCCTGAGTGTAGCGGCTTTGACTGCCAACGCTGAACGCGGCCTAGGTTCTATAGTACACAGCACCTTCAATGACCTGCTGTCCTATGATACAGAGTGCGATAAGAACACACTGATCGGGAATCGCTGGCTGTGTAAGGGTGGTAGCGTGCTCATAAATGCTCAGAGCGGTATTGGGAAGAGTTCATTGACGATGCAGCTGGCAATCGGCTGGGCGCTCCACGGGATCGGTGCTTTCTCTGAAGTCCTGACCTTTGGCCTGATACCAGTCAAACCTCTTAAGAGCCTGATTATCCAAGCCGAGAACGACCAAGGCGACCAAGCTGAGATCTTGCAATCGGTGTTTTGCAAGTACGGGAAGAGCCAGTGTGGAGAGGCTGAAAGAGAGCTTCTAAACGAACGAGTGATCTTTTATAGAGACAACATTCACTCCGGGCCGGACTTCTTGCGAGTACTGGAGACGCTAGTGCTTAAGCACTCCCCGGACGTTGTCTGGATTGACCCGCTGATGTGTTACCTAGGCGATGACATCAGCGGCCAGGCCGTAGTGACAAAGTTCTGTAATGAGTTGAATCGAATCAGCTCGAAGACCGGGGTGCTGTTGGCAATCATTCATCACTTACCAAAGCCCAAGGAGACATCTGCAAGGACTGATTCTGACCTCGCTTACAGTGGCTTTGGCTCGTCTGCGCTGACGAACTGGGCACGGGAAGTCATCACGTTGCAGCGAGTCGAGACTGAGGATAACCAGCCTTTGACATGTAGTCTGACTATGACGAAGCGCCGGCTACGCTCGAACATCAAGTGCTTCGAGAAGGGGGCGCCTACGTCGAAGATCTACATTCGACACAGTCCTACACCTGACAAACACGGAATGATTTGGCAACAGTGTTACAAGCCAGAACCAGTAGAAGAGAAACCAAAGAAGAGGAAATGAACTACACAAAGATCGGAGCACTACAAACGCACAGATACATCTGGGTAGACAGTGCCTACACGCACGAGGAGCCTGTGGGCTTTGTAGAAGCCATGTGGGTGGGCCTGACATCCATCCCTGGACGAGCGTGGGGCATTAACGTCATCCTGCGAGACGGGGGCGCTTTGTACCGTAATATCCCGCCTCATGCAGTGGCGTTTAGTAAAGATCCTGATCCTTGGAGCATCAAAGATGCCCAGCTTTGGGACTGTTACAGCTATGATTTCACAGTCCTTCAGAACCCAATTATGCGCGGAATGGAGGTGAGTGTGAGGCTCAAAGACGGCACTATTTCACACGGGGAATACTTGTTTTCGACTGCCCATTTGCACGACGGCTGGTCAGACGCGCCAGAGCAAGACAAGGAGTTCATCTTTGTGAAACTAGAGTGTGGCCGGCTGACGATCCAGCCCACAAACAGGGTGCGCTTCATCGACCACAGCTTCACGACGGACGTGCTCCCAAAGTTGAAATTGCAGGAAACCGTGTACAGTTGCGAGAAATGAATCCACGTTCTGAGAACCCAAAAGACGAAGGTCCGTTTGCTTGGCAGACTCGTGATGCTGCCGTTGAAGCCGGCAAGCTGGGCATCAATGCCTATGCCATTTACTGCGCACTTACCCACTTCCAAAGCGCGGCAGCGACTGACCACAAGAGACGTTTTTCGGCGTCATACGAGCAGCTCGCAGAGCATGTGGGATGCTCTCAACGGACCGTTTGCAGGGCTCTGGTTGAGCTTGAAAAGGCTGGTCTAGTGCGCATCTTTTCCGGCGCAAACGGAGGTTATCGAGCAACCCGTAATGCCTTTTTTTTGACCTCGATTAGCCACGCCCCACAGGCGCATGGCAACGCCCCACAGGCGCGGCTCGTGAACGCCTGTGAGGCGTGGCACGTGAACGCCCCACAGGCGTGCTTTAGAGATAAAGAGAACAGATTTAAGGCGGGGCCCCAAGCCCCCGCCGTTAAATCAGAGAAGGAGAAAAGTGAGCCCACTTGCTCGCCCTTGACGGGCGGCAGTGGTCCACGAGAGAACCCAGAGATCATCCATGATTTCTCCCACCTGCCAGAACGTGACAGGGCGTACATGGTGGCCATGCGTGCAATTGCTGCCGAGGCTGACGCTGAGATCGCAGAGCAGATTCGCAAAAAGCGGGCGGCTGAAAGAAATTCCTAAAGTCCAAGCCGACCCAAGCCGATACAGACTTTGATGAAAGAAACCCACTACACTCAATCGCTCATCCGGGACGTAATCATCCCCGAGGAGATCGCGGTGCTCAAACGCACCATCACCAGGCTTGCCCAGCGGGCCAACGAACTCGAAGGGGAACTCAGGGGCGCTCTCTGCCTCCTCGACCACGTAGACGCCACCAGTGTGATGCTGCACTGGGGACGGGTCAGTCAGTTCATTGCAGACCGCATGGAACTGAATCACAACTTTGAGCAGCTTACTAAACTGCCCATAGAGGCCCTTGGCGGCCCCGTGGAGGCGCCTGATACCATCGAGTAATATGACCACAGCAGACACATCAAAAAAACAAGAGTATTCAGTCAGAACCCACGGCATGAATCGTGAAGGTGACCCTTATCCCGGTGAACATTGGAATCTTGAAGCAGAAAGCCCAACGGAAGCATGTGCAATTATAGCAAAAAAGTTAAGGCTTCCGGCTGATTGGTTGGAGGCAAAAACAACTTGTAGCAATATGGTGCTTACAAAAAAAATTATCAAAAACCAAAAGCGTAACGGGCTTTCGGCTCTTCGTTGTGAAAAATGTGGCTCGCAAAAAAATAAAACTGTCGATAACAGGCCCGATTTTCGCGACTCTAAAACACGAAGAAGGAGAGAGTGTTTAATATGTAAGCACAGATTTACTACTTATGAGTTTGTGCGGCCTGCAAACATGCCCACATCGGACGATATAAAAAAGAAACTTCATTCTTCAAAAACGAAGGCGCAATTAGATTCTGAGATTACTGACCTGCTGGAGGCGTTGAACATTGCAACTTTGACGGCTTCTGAGTTACTCAGACTTGGGCAGCCTCAGGTACGAAACCGGCAGAATTTAATAACATGGAGTCAGCTTTCCGTAGCCGTAGATATCCTCAAGCGTGAGGTGCATAAATGACTGACGAACAAATTAACCAATCAATTGCCAAGGCGTGTGGCATTTGTCATGTGGCTAAAGTTGTCCCTATGTATAAGACGCCACAAGGATGGGTGTTGGATTGCCCAGACTACTGCACAGACCTTAACGCGATGCATGAGGCTGAGAAGGTGCTGAGAGACAAAGAACTGCTCTTTGAATATGGAATGCACATATCAAACTCTCATCACTACGAGTATTTATTGCGAGCAACAGCCCGCGAACGCGCAGAAGCGTTTCTGCGGACACTAGGCAAATGGGAGGAGGGGAAATGACTGAAGAACAAATTAACCAAGCCATTGCCGTGCAGTGTGGCTGGCGCAAAGAAGACGGCGTGTACATGTGGACGGTCAACTTGATTGACTGCACTTGTCCACAGTTGTGGGACTGGTGCGGTGATCTCAATGCTATGCACGATGCCGAAAGCATACTGTATCAAATGAAGCCCGAGTTTGCGCGGCAGCTTTTAGAGATTGTCAGCCGTGACGCTGGTCCTGGGGTCTGGTACGCAGCCGGGTCATTTGCGCATGTGCACGCAACTGCACGCCAACGCGCAGAGGCTTTTTTACGCACGTTGGGTAAATGGGAGGAAAGGAAATGAGCATGCATTGTCCATTACGTGGACCAGCAACAGGCGCGAGACTTGAAAATCTCGGGCAGACTGAAATCAAGCGGGTAAAGGCCGACCTCATTAAGTTGCGCGCCTCTGTAAAACAGATCGCAAAAGATACCGGCGACACTATTGGGGCAATGAACAAGCACGAATACAAACGTGCAGTGCGACATCAATTCTTTGCCGGGTTACGGGCTGAAAAATCTGTGCGCGCAAAAGAGTATCAGCAAAACAAATTGCACAGCCTGAATGCGGAGAAAGCTGCTAGAGTGCAGGCAATCCGCGAGGCATGGGCGAGGACACAATTGCTATGACCCCCATCGAACGCCTAGAAAGCCATTACCTTATCGAGGCTCTCAAGATGCACCTGCAAGAGGCCAAAGCTCGTGCACTGCGGGCAGAGGTTAAGGCGGCAGCACTAGAGCAACAGATGCGCAGGGAGGGCTGGACGCAGGAGGGTCTGGACGAGTTGCAGCCGAAAGGCGAACAGTAGTCGTGTAGAAATCGAGAAACAAAAAGAGGGCGCCCCGGGAGACTGGGACGCCCTCTTTGCTCTGCGGGGGGAAGGCTTAAGGCTTCTTCGCCTTTACAGCGAGCCTAGCTGCACGCATCTGGGCATAGCGCTGTGACCTAGCGGTATTGGCACATGCCTCAGAACAGGTCTTGGCCCAGCCGGCACCGGATAGTCGCCCCAGATAGGGCTGCTCACACGCCTTACAGATGTGAGTAGGGAGCACTCTAGTTGGAACTTTTGGCAAACTGATCTTCTTTTCCTGACAGACAGAAGAGCAGCATGTTTGTTTTCGCTCAGTGGGCTGGAACTGCTTTTGGCAGAAAGCGCACTTACGTTCGTCCAGCCGGCACACTGCACACGCCTCAATGTGGTGGTGCCCTCGTATAAACACTTCTCCACACTTGATACAACTGCTCTTGCGCCAGTCAGCGATGGGCTTTTCCACAGGCTTAATTTCCAACAGGTCTCCTAGCCCCGGTAACCGAATCAGCCCGGCGGCTATCGCTTTTGCGACTAGAAACGGGAACTCTTCCAAGTTTGTTCTCTCCTTGGGGGCATCGCCTTCGATGAACCGATCTCCAAGACAGCGAGTGTGCCTAGAGGGTGGACAGTGATAGGCGCTACCGTTCATTGTGCTCATATTACTTAGTGATGTGTAGCATGACAGCTACGTTGATGATAGTGAGAGCAGAGAAGGTGACTGCTTCGACAAAGTCGCTTGAGCCACCAAGGGCCAAGGCATCGACAAGAAGCAGTGCCCAGAAGCCCGCCTTAAAGAGCAGTCCTTTGTAACGGGGAAGGGTGGCGTGCGGAGGGAACTGTAGTTTCATGTGGCGTTCTGGGTAGTCGTCTGTGCGAGACGGTGAGGTGTCAGGTTTGGAGTAGCGTGATGTGCTCATAATTACTTGGTAAGGTCGAAGGCTTTTGCGAGGAGAGGGTTGGAATTGCGGACTTCGCGGGCAAAAGCCATGTAAATCTCCATGCTGACCTCGTCACTGTACCAGTTGACTTGTTTTGGGTTCATGTAAGGCTCCAGCGTGTTTAGTTCGTCCCACAGACCTGTCTCACACACAGCGTTTTCGATGCTCTGTGGATCGCACAGGGTTGCAATGGCGTTAATGGTCTTCTTGGAAGAAAGCACCTGCTTCTTGAGGCGGCTCTTGGTTGCGGTGATGAGTTCGTTTACTTGGGTGTCAGTTAGTTTCATGGGGTATGGTTGGCATGGGTCCGTTTTCACGGGGTAAGTTCAGTTTTGAGAAATGGTTTTTCCAATTTTCAATTTAAGGATTCGGCAAAAGGAAGCGGGAGGTTTAGGGAAATCTTCGTGCAGGCGCAAGATTGCTGGTTGACGAACTGCACCTGGCTGTTCAATATAGCGGTGTCTAAGCCAGCTACTTTGCACGCTCCGTTCCCGTTTGCTGCGGGGCGGGGCTGCTTTGTTTATGGGGCCAGCTCCTAGGAGATTCGGTGAACCATATCGGTGAAGGCACCGATATGATCCAAGCCAGCCAGCTCCAGGCACAAGCCAGGCGGGTCCCCTTTTTCCGAGTAAAATGACTTTTGAGAAATGGTTTTACCGATTTTGGATTTTAGGATTTTGGCCTCTCGTGTGCGTGTGCGCGTGCGCGGGCTCGTGGGCGTGGGCGTGCGCGTGGGCGCGTGTAGGCGTGTAGGCGCATGGGGGTGGGCGCGCGTGTTTGCGTTTTAAGCGCGTATTGAACCGCCCTTTAGGCGAGCTAGGAGGCGGTTTCCAAGGCAGTTTGTTTGCTGGCAATGACATGATAGCAGAAAGAGGGCAAAGGGCTTTTAAGAGGGCATTCTGTACGTTCTGGGTGCGTATAGGGAAAAGGGGTGCGAAGGGGTGGAGCTGGGCGCGTGAAAACAAGAAAGGGCGCCCCCTTTCGGAGGCGCCCTTGTTCGGCTTCGCGCTTAGTTGTGTTTGCCCTTAGGGGCGGTCTAAATGCTTTGAGCGTGTCAGCTTGTACCCTTGCCGGGTGCACCATAGGCGAGCATCACTCGCACGATCAAAAAGCAAACTGTGGTCGAACTCGCCGCAAACATAAAAGGCAACCCGCCAGAGCGACCCGGAACGGTAGAGGGTGGCGGTCATTAGTTGGCGTCCCTTGCTGCTTTGATTTGCCCCGGGGTAAACGTGCGGCGCTCTTCCCATAGAGGCTGGCCAGCCTTGCCCGTGGCCGTAATCACTGCGCTCCACGCGCCGCTTTTTAGCTTGCGGAGTTTGGACAGGTAGCCTGTCCCGTTCCTGCCTATTTTATACGGTGATGGAATTTTCATTCGGAAAACAAGGCGTAAACGGTGGAAACTAAGGAGAATGCTACTGAGAGGGCAAATATGGTTTTAAGGAGAAGGAGGGTGTCCATATTAGGCACTCAAGGAGTCCCGCAAAGCCGGAGGATCAAAAGCCGAACAT